CCGAGATCTACACTCTTTCCCTACACGACGCTCTTCCGATCTTTAGACATCACAGAAGAAAAAGATAAGTTAGTATTGGCAGACGATTTGGAAGATTGTTTGGCTATAGTTCTTGACTATTGCAACCGTGACACTCTCGTGGGAAACATGGATAAAGCAGTCAAGGACTTATTTATTATCCGTTATAACCGCGAAGGGAACGAAGGAGAAGAAAGCCGTACAGAAGGCGGTGTTTCAATCACCTTTGAAACAGGAGTGCCCAAGCAGTTGCGGACAACTCTCAATAACTACCGTGTAGGGAGTGTGAGTTCACTATGAGATTATCCAAACGTTCGTTGAAAACTGTGTATTTAAAAAAACGAAAAGTCGAACTGGATGATGAAGCAACTGAAATTGTTTCGTACCCTGAAGAACCTATCGAATTAAAAATGAATGTACAAGCGGCAAGCGGTACTGTGAACGCACAGATTTACGGCAGTACACTGGCAATAATGAAAGCATGTAAATACCAGGGCAACTTGATAAATGAAGCTGAGAACGAACTAGACGGCATTTGTGTGTATGTTGATAAAGCAGAGAATCCAGACTTCAAAATTGTATCGATCCAAACTTTTTCAACGCACAAAAATATCATGCTAGAAAGGATGGATGCCCATGGGAGTTGAAATCAAAGGTCTTTCAAGTTTAAAAAGGAAAGTCAAAGCATTGCCTAAAGTATTAGATGATGCGATGTGGGATGCGACGTATGAAATTACTGAATTGATTCAACAGGCAGCTGAAATGCGATTATCTTCGGGCATGAAATTTTCTAGTGGAGAATTATTAGGTAGTTTAAAAAATGAAGTGGTAGTTAACGCTCAAGGGAAAATTATTGGCCGTGTATGGTCTGACAATCAGAAATCCGTATTTCGCGAACTTGGAACAGGGCCAGTTGGCGAATCTAGTCAAAAAGATTTGCCTGAAGGAGTTACGCCCGTTTATTCACAGACAGCATGGTTCATTCCAGCAACCGAAGTGGATATTGACCTAGAAGCTGTTTACGGTATACCGCGTGTGTCTATCCAAGGGAAAGATTTTTACATTACAAAAGGACAGCCTGCACGCCCATTCCTTTATCCTTCGTTGAAAGAACTGACTGAACAAGCTCCAGAGATTTACAAAAAGCATGTTCAAAAGAAATTGAAGGAGCTGAAGTGATGGATAAAATCAATATGAAGCAAGTGACTGTTGAAGTTTTGCAAACTGCTTCCGCTATCAAAAAAATTGCTACGGATTATCCATCTACTTGGAATGTTTTCCCGATGGCTATTTATCGTACTGTTAGCAAACCGCACCAAATTGATGCACTAGGAAATGAATTGCAAACACAATGGACAATTACAATTGAAATTTATGGAACAACAAGCTTAACCAATATTGCAGGAAGTGTATTAGATACTTTTGGTGATATTGGTTTTTTTGGTACCGCAAAAGATGCCAATACGGCTGATTTAAAACGAGTAATCGTTGAGGTATCAGCCGTAGTAGACAATGTAACAAAATATGTATTTACAAAATAGGAGGAATAAAATATGGATTTTGCAGGATTATTATCAATGGGTTCTGTTTTACAGTATAAAGAAGGCTCTACAACAAAAACAGTTGCAGCAGTTAAGTCACTTCCAGCGTTAGGGAGTGACCCAGAAAAAGTAGATGTCACACACTTAGGATCAACAAAAAAAGCTTATATTAAAGGGATTGAAGATGTCGACAACTTAGAATTTCCGATTGTGTATCAAGGCGATAATTTTCGAGATATTCATACGCTGGTACAACAAAATAAATCTGTCGATTGGACAATCACATATCCGGATGGGTTAAAAGCTGAATTTAAAGGTGAACCATATTACAAATTTGACGGAGCAGAAGTTAACCAAGCAATTGGTTTTAACTTAGGTATTGTAGTTAGTGATGGTCCCGATATGACACCAGCTCCAGCGCCTTCAGGAAATTAGTAGATAAAAATAAAATTTAGATAGACTGAGAGGCTAAGGAAAATCCTTAGTCTCTTTTAAATTTAGGAGGAAAATAACAATGGCAAAAAACAACTTAATTCAATTACCAGGAACAAAAGAATTTCAACTAGGAGGATTAACATTACAACTTCGTTTAACTGGAACGGCAGTTCGGAAAATTGAAAATCGCCTAGATGAAGGAATTATGGGACTATTCATTAAAAAGCAAGGGGAAGTGAAAATTCCGACTTCTGATAGCTTATTGATTATTTTGCAAGGTGCGAATCAAACAAGTGGTGTGACAGGGAAAATGATGTCTGATGCTTTTGATCAGTATATTGAGTCTGGGAAAACGACGATGGATTTATTTGGTGAAGTGAATGAATTCTTGGATGAAGCTGGTTTTTTCGGAAAGAAAGAAACGAAAGCAGAAGCGACCGATGGGGAATTTTTGGAACCAGAGACGATGGAAGACAATCTTCTGTAGAGACTTTCAACACAATATCCGAAATGCTTGAACACATGTATCCTCTTGCAGTCGTAGCAGGAATTCCAGTGACAGAGTATTGGGGAATGACTCTTGAAGAAATCATGATTCAAATTCAAGCAAACAAAAAAATAAAGCAAAACGAATTGAAAGAAAAGGCGATGTTGGACTATTCACAACAACGCCTTGCAATTTTTGCTTTTAACGATCCAAAGAAATTCCCTAAATTTGAGGAAGCCTATCCTTTTATAAAAGAGATAGAAAAGGCAGTTGATGATGCCAAATCACAAGCTAAATCAGAAGAGGAATTGAAACAAGAAGCAATAAAACGTGACCAAGAAATTTTCATGGCGCGTGCTGAAGCAATTAAGGCAACAAGGGAAAGGAAAAAATCACAAGAAGAAAGGTAGGTGAAATAGCATGGAATTAGAAACACTTGAGGTTCTTTTGGATATTAATACCGAACGCGTGATGCAATCCTTAGAAAGAGTTCTTCCGCAAATCGAAAATGCAATGAGTCGTATTGAGCGTATGTCAGGTAGTTCGATGGATAAGACCGAAAAGCATATGGATATTGACAAAGGAGCGTCCAATTTTACGAAACAATTGGAGAAAATGAATCAAACGCTTGAAAAGACAATGGCGAACTTTGAAAAGTCTACCAAGCAAACATCGGAAGCGGTTGGTGCCAATTTAGCTACAGGTGTTCGTAAAGCCCGCCCAAAAGTAACGAAAGAAATAGATGCAATGGTCAATGAAATCAATACAAAAATGGGACAAGCGAAGGCAGCACAGGAAAAGGTTGCTTATCTTAAATCACAACGACAATCAGCTTCTAGCAAAGGCGATACAGGTCAAGTTGTGAAATATGACGAACAAATTGCACGTGCGCAATCCCAGATGACAAAATTTCAAGATCAAGCAAAAGGTCTGGGTAGTACCATCAAACGGGAACTTGATGCAGTTCCTTCGTCTTTGGAGAACATTACTAAAGGTATGAGTCGTAACGAAGCGCAAATTGAACAAATGAGAAAACGTATCAGAACGCTTAAAGCAGAGTACAACGACCAACGTGTGCCAACAGGAAGCTTCAGTTCTGGTTTTAAAAATTACGAGGATACACCTAAATCGTTGAAAACGTCCAGTGAAATTCAGAAGCAGTCCGTAAAAATGGAAAAATTGATTAGTGACAACGACCGCTTGCAAAAAGAATATGCACAAACGGAAGACCGTGCAGAAATGCTTAGAAAAGCTTTGTTGCGTGTTAATAATGCTTTGGGGCAATCATCCATTCAAACTGGTTCAGCCGCTAATGGTGCAAATATGACTGGTTCAGGATTGAAGCAATCTGAAAGAGCAGTTTCTCGTTACGGTGGTGTGTTTAACCGTATGTCCAATGCTATTGCGCATGGTGCTGGAAACGTTGGAAATGGATTAAAGAACTCACTTGGGTTTATTGGAAAGTTCGGAAGTCTATTTTCTAATACATCCAACAAGGTGACTCGTGGGACAGCTCAAATGACATTAGGAACTAGTGCGTTTGGCCAATCAATGAAATACCTATTACCATATCTAATTGTTTATCAATTAATTGGTGGCGCAATAAATAAAATGGCCTCCGGAATGATGTCTGCACTTAAAACAAATGATGAGTTTGCTAGTTCTTTAAACCAAATTAAAGTTAATTTGTTAACTGCTTTCTATCCAATTTATACAGCAATTCTTCCGGCAATTAACTCATTTATGAGTGCAATCGCACAACTGACGGGTCAATTAGCCTCATTTATCGCAATGATTTTTGGTACAACTTACGAAGCAGCGAAGCAAGGTGCAAGTGGTCTTTATGACAATGTACAAGCATTGAATGAAACTG